AAAGGTAGTCGCATCAATTGCAGATACTAAGCGGAAATCTTTCCCTCCACTAAGTTTCTTGGCATTCTTTCGGGCGGCGATTGCTCGCTTACTATACCCAGCTTTTTCTCGCTCGGCATCCCGTTCAACTTTCTTCGATAAGTAGTGGGCCATTTCTTCGCCCGACATTCCACTTCTCTTCCCGCCTTTGACTATGATATTAAGACTCATATTTTAAAAATAAAAAGGGAGGCCGGCCACTACCCAACCGGCCTCCCAAAATAACACCAAATAAACCAATTAAACCTAAATTATACTTCCAAGTGCGCGGGGATTACTGACCCTCAACGAAAGCATCGTCTCAGAGAAAGCCCGTTTCCCGGCTCCGTTGTCAGGAAGATCCTGAATCGTGATACCCTCCAAGAATTTCAGACTTACTGTGTCATCACCAGGGATGAGGTAAGCACGATCTGTATTCACTGTACCCTCAACTGTGTCTGTACCACTAGCAGAACCATTTACACGCCCTAAGAAAAGGTCCGGTATAATATTTATAGTTGAATAGTCGGAGACATAAGTTAACACGCTTCTGACAAGGGTCTTGCCACTAACATCCTGATCGAAGCTAAAGTTTCCATTAGCTGTAGTCGAACGAGTGTAGTCAGTAATTTTGTTCATCACGGCTGGACCAGCAAAAAGGTTGTAAGTACCTTTAGAACCGGCGGCAGTGTAAACAGCTTGAAGGAGTCCACGAAAAGCAGATTCAGTCAAACTTGCAAGACTTACTCTTGAACCACTTACTGCACGAAAACCTTGTTTCAAGGATGTGTCGAAAGTGTTACCGGTTGCAGTTGGGTCAGACCAAATCCCGAGGCCACACATCAAAGCACCCGCGGAACTTGTTCCAGCAGACTGATCATTACCTGATCCGATTGCCGTCTCAATTGAACGCTTTAACTGTAGTAAACTTTTTGCACGGCTCGATGCCATCAAAGACCCACCAGGAGCAACATCTACCATCTCAGCTTGCCTTGATACGGAAAAAATATCTCTTAGGGTTTGTACTCGATTTCCGAGCCTCGCCCTTGTGTCGATAAGATTTTGAGCATCAGAAATTGTGAGGTCAACCCCATCAATTACTCCACCGATTTCAGGACTAGCAAGTGAGTCCACGAGCCACTCGTTAAGAGTCGCTTTAGGTGCGGCGGATTGAGATAAAGTCGAGTACAAAGGTGTCTCTGTAGGTTCAACTGTTTTTAATACATTTTCGAGGTTTTCCCTAGCACCTTTAGTGCTGGTAACATTGTAACTTGTAGCAATAGACATTTTAGTAATTCCTTATTTTAAGATTTTTAAATTTTTTAGTCCGCAAGAAATGCGGCGAGATCGTTTTCCGAGATGACTTTACGCTCCAAAATCTTTTGCTTATTTGCAGTCTTTCGAGTGGCCGAGGTCTGTACCGGTGGGGATGAATCGCCCATCGTTGTCGGAGGTGCTTTGGCTACCCTTTTGGCTTTAGGTTTAGCCGACTTGGCCGCCTGATCTTGTTTAATTGCTTCAACACCTCTTACGAGTGTTGCCGCTACAAAATCACCATTTGGTAGGGATTTTAGAATGTCTGCATACTGACTTTTTATCTGACCTAAAACGGATCTCCGTTCCTCGGCGATATCGGTATCGACTGTTTCTGAAACCCACGGATGAGTGTTTATCGTATCCTGTTGCCACTGTGCCGCTGACTGGAGATATTGCGCCCTTTCGGGGATCTTCTCCGACAAGTAGTCCTCGGCTTGAGTTAGAATATTGCGAATGTCGTCATCGCTGTATTCTTTCCCACCAGATTCTACATAATCACGGCCAATATTTTGCAATGCCCACTTCTTAGCGGCTACTGCTTCCTTTCGTAAGGTTTCCAATGACTGAAAGTCCTGGACTTCTTCGAGAGCTGGCTGACTAGATTCCGATTGCTTCTGAGGGTTGGATTTTAATGATGCAATTTCTGATTTAAGTGTATCGACAAGCTCTTCGCTCGATTTCGAGCGAGCGGTCAAGCGGTTCACCTGTTTCAGAAGTTTACCAACAGCTTTAGACTGCGGCTCATCGTCCCCCGATTCATCAGTGGACTCCTCCTCTTCGGCTATCTCTTCCGTTTCCTCCTCCGATTCCTCGGTTTCGGTAGACTGTAAAAGAACATCATTTTGGTCGGTCTCTGCGTCTGCGGTTGTGGTCTCGGGACCCGCTTCCACTTCAGATTCCTCTTTCGCTTCACTCTCCTCAACTTTGTCAACGAACGATGCCGTTAACTCCTCAAGGGTCGTAATGCTTTGCGTGTTTGTTTCTGCTTCTGTCGTAGCCGGAGCCTCGCTAATTTCTGTATCTGCCATATTTTCTCTGCGTTTGGGAAGTTCGCACTCTTGCGTTTTCTGCGTACCGAAATGGTTCGCCACATCCCATTATGACAGGGGGCCAAGAAAATTTTTCAGGGAGTTTTAAACACTTCCCACGCTTCGCGATATTTCTCGTGTTTGGCTTTGGAGGCGGGGTTATCAGGATAAACCGCAACTGTTAATGCTCCGTCCAAAGCCATACATGGGATTAGATACCAAGTGTTTATGTCGGCACAAAATATTGCCACTATATCGACTTTCGTGCAGTCTAGTGGTTGCTTTACTACTCGCCCAGTAGTAGTGGAAAATCTATACCTTTTGCATCCGTTTTTTCTTTCCCCTTTGCTTGACTTTTCAGACCCCTTAATTTGAACATTAAAATTTTTGCCCGCCGAATTTACGAGGATACAGTCAACTGGTAAATGGTCACCCAGTGGGATGAAAACTTCCAACCCATTCTTTAACGCTTCAGTAAAAAAAGTCTGCTCGTAAATGTAGCCTTTACGCTTCGTGTTCTTCGTCATCTTCGAGGTCAATGTCGCAATCAAATCCGACCACCTCTTCGTCCATCCACTCCTCGACATCGGTTAAAGCGATTTGAGCCATCTCCTGGTCATCGATATCACTCTCTTCAAGCCAGCGATTTAGCAAGGCCCGATGTTCGTTTTTAAATTGCTGATGGGGTGTCAGTTTCGGCATTTTCTAAGCTTTCAATTATTCGTGTAAGTCCGGCAATCTCACCCGACAAACGGGCAAGTTTTTGCGGATTATCGACATGGGTGTAGTCTTGGAAATCGACCAAGCACATATCCCGCTGTTCGCGGATAAATTCTTTAACGGTAAGCCACTCGGTTTGTTCGCCAAGGCCGTTAATCGCATCTGCTAAAGTCATTTGCGTGTTTTTGCAGTCTTAGCCGCTTTTTTAAATGCACTAGCAGAAGGTGCGCCTTTTGCTCCGGGCTTCCTCATCCGTTCCTTTGATCCGGCGGCGATTCGTGCCTTCTTCTTTGCGATATTTTTGTACAAACTCATATTACCATTTCACTTTGTTAGCCCAATAGGCGGCTGATGTTTTTCCTCTTGCGATATTCTTCCCGTGACGGGCTTTAAACGATGCCCGTTTATTCTTCATTGCTAAACTCTCACCCTTTTTTGGTTTGCCCGCAGTCTTCGCACCCTGTTGGCCGAATCGAATCATTTTATCCTTACCATCATCTTTAACTAAAACCACATGGGATTTAGTCGGATGGTTTGGAGTTCGCTTGGGCTTTGAATATCCAGCAAATGTAACGCCTCGGTATACCTTACTCACTTTTTCTTTTTCAGCTTTTTCTTCATTGCTGGACTCATTTTCTTACGAGCCATTGCTTTAGCTTTATTGGAAGGTCTTCCAACCTTCGATCCGTATGTTCCCTTACCATATGCCATAATATTTCCTTTTGTTAAGCGGCTACTGATGTACCTGGCACATTGCCGGGAGCAGTACCCAGCTGGCCAATTATTGCGTTTCTTTGTTGGGCTTGCATCATTTCGAGCTGTCCAGCATATGTCTGAAGTCTCTTCGCGAAGTTTTCGTCCTCTTGCATTCTTTGCTGAACATCCTGTGCCGGTATTTCGGGAGTACCTTCAAGGAACTCTCGAAGTTTTTGTAGACGAAGTTGAGAATTTACACCTTGTTGCGGTACATTGACCACTTGCCCCGATGCAATTTTGGCAATGTCTGCGGAAGTTTCCTGAATCTCCTTGTCTGTTGCTTCTTCAACTGGGGCGATTAATTGACCGGCTAGATTTGGATCGATTGCCTCTAAAACTTTACGAAGGTATACATCATATCGACCAACTCCTTGCCGGTCATAAGTTGACATTAATTTACCAACTGTATCAAGTTTCTGAAGAACCTTCTCCTCGTCCTGGTTCATGCTGTTCCATGTGATATTAAAATCGTAAACCTCCGCAGTCTCATCGAGCATCAACTGAGCGCCTTGCTCGTTATTCGTGACCCGAAACCAAATTTGTGGACCACCATAAGTTCTGTCCAAGCACCATACCCGATTAAGAACCTGTTTAAATCCATTGAGCCACTGATTAACGAGGTGCTGGCGAATGCTGTTTGCCTCAACTGCGTCTTCGGCGGAGGTTGCTCGACCGGTTATCTTGTTGGCGAGTTGGCGGATTTGCATTTCGACTTCCATCGAGGCTTGCGAATACCTTGGGATTTCCATGAAACCAACTTCTCCTCTTCGGCGGACTGCCAAGGTTGCCCCTGGACCTATCCTCTCGGGACGGCGGCCAGCCAAATGTTCCACGGGTGGTAAGGTACTCATCGATGCGCGGTCCCGCCTCGCATCCATCTCGGTCTTCGCCGCAACCTGATAACTCTTTAAAAGCTCGGGGTAACCTCGGGAATCGAGTAGGCGATGGTTGAGGTTTTCGCGGGTGATGCAGACGAATGGATATCTGCCCTCATCGTATTCCATCGGGCTGTGAAAACCATGCCCTTCCGATTCATCTGCCCAGCAAGTAATTGTGCAGATCGGTACATCATCTTCATCAAGTTCCTTGCGGTAGGTTGTAATTACTCGGACCATACCTTCATAATCTTGTGTGCCGTAAAAGTTGCCACTATCGTAGGACATTAAGTCAGAACTGTAGCTTTCATTCGCATAAAAGCCTTTACTGTTCTCCAGTACCTCTTCGATCCACTTCTTATCCCATCCCTCGTTGACCTTCTGCATGAGAGCCTCGGGGCTATAGTAGTGGATGCAATGAATTGACCGAGCAGACTCTAAATCAATTACATTTGAGTCGATGATTATTTCCCGACCTAATTCATAAGCCTTGATTGCCGGACGATTGACTACCGCCTTTTCAGTCGGGACTTTCGATACTCCTTTATTACGAAGTTCGTTAATCATCTTTCTGACTCTTCGCTTTTTCAGATTTGGGAATAGCGGGAATAGCATCTCTTCAACTCCCTCCTTCATCTCAGGGTCTTGGATCGCCATTGCCAGCTCGGGGGACATTTGGGCAATCTCTTCGAGTGATATATCTTTAAATACTCGAGTGGTTTCACGCTTCCAATAAGTGCCAAAAAAAGTAATACCGTTTTGCAATAAATAGTTTGCTCCGATGGCCGCCTCCCTCGGGAGTTCAGTCATTGAGTTCATCCGCCACTTTAAAAATTCGCTTACCATCTTCGCACTGCCAATGTCTCCACTCTCCACGGGAGCGGCTACGAGGTTGGCCTGTGACAGAGATTGCGAAAGTAAGGCCACATCCCCATCAATTAGCGGATTAATCAGATTTGCTTCGAGATCGCTGGCCCCGTCCCAAGGAAATGCCTCCGGTCCGTTCTTCTTGCCTGACTCATCTTTGCCCGCCCACTCGTTAAATCGACACTCCCTCGCCTGTTCCGCTTTATCCATCCAAAACGAGAGATCCGCTTTCGCTGAATCGAACTCCTTTTTGATGGCATCAACATCCGGGCCTTTTTCGCTAAATTCCTGTATTTCCATTTTTGATCTCCAATTCTAACATTATTTTTTTAAGTTTTTTCAAAGCCTCTTTTTCGACCCTGTGTACTGCCACGATTGGCACTCCGATAAATTCGCTAATTTCCTTCAGCGTGAAATTGTTTGGCTCACGCCCCGCCTCAAATGCCGACAAGCCCTCCTCCACCACCATTTCCTGTAGCATGGCATCAATTCGCTTCTCCTGTTGGTCATGCGATTCGATACAAATCATCGTCTCCTTCGACTCGTTTGACATATACTTCCGATTTAACAGGGTGATTCTGCTCGGGACGCTTTACGCATCTTGCCACCCCTTCCCGATCCTCGAAATGGATGAGCATAAGGCGGGGATTTGGGACGAGCTTGAGAACCCGTGCCTTTTCTATCTGTTTTGCCGGTGGTTTAGGCAGTTCCATATCGCCGTTTGAGTCCTCCGCCCAAATTTTCTGACAACTGGAGCGGGGAATACCCACCGATTGGCTGACCTTCGGCCAACTCAACCCAGTCTTTCGCAAAATTACCACCTGGTCCCGCTTCATCGGACTCCATTTTTTAGTTACTCCCATAATTAATATCCTCCTCCGCCTGTTGAAATTAACTCCTCCTTGCCGAAATACTCAAAGTTCCCGATGCAAAAATAACGGGTGCAGTCTACAAAATCTTTTGGAGCGGCTTTTAAATCACCAGGGACATATGCTTGCAGACAACTTATGAGATTTTGACATTCATCCGAAAACATAAGTTTGGGCTTATTATCCAAATCCATCGGTTTATCGCGGTCCCATGCTAATAAATTATTGATCGCCTGGAGTCCTGTTTCGATGTCTAACGCTTCTGCCGGTTGAACGATGATATCTTCATCCGATAGATCATCGATGATGTTAGAAGATCCTTCCGACTTTTGATAGCTTGCCGCCCCTAAACGGGGGTCGATTATGCGGATGACCTCACTATCCCCGCAAATTTTTTCCATCCTACGAATCTCATCGGCATAATCCTTGAGACCGTACCCGTTCGGTTGGGCGGCCTCGCCAGCAGACAGCTTATCCTTTGTCAGATCAATCCAACCGCCCCAAGTGTCGAAGTCAGGAAACTCTTTGACCGCCCAAGCGACTCCATGAGGATCGATTGCAAATAATACCATTGTCCAGGGCTTTGCTCCCGCTGGGTCAATCGACATGACCCAATTGGCTTCCGAGAAATCGGGGAGTTTTTCAGCCTGTACGATGTTTTTGTCCCCAAGCGAAGGGAACACAGCCCTAGACTGCCTCACAGGCACTCCATAAGCCCGGCAAAGGATAGTCTCTCTCTTCTCTCCCTCTAACTGATTCTTCATTGCCTCCCAGCCGCCAAAGGGGTTCGCCGCTGTGTGGAAATAAACCACAGAACTGGCTTTGCGGATGGGCTGCTGAACGAGGGGGACTTCTTCGCCATTTAGGAGATCCGCTTTCGTTGATTCTATGGTGCGGGCTCCCGTTAGCATCGATTTGACTACGCTGTTCCATCCGTCAACGGCGGTGAAGCTGATAATTCCCTTGGAATTGCGTGTAACTGTCCTAAATCTAAGCGTGTTGACCCACGACATAGGTACGAGTTCATCTGCCCAATATCCGATGTTATGTGTGCCGTTTACCGGTTCTTGCGGTGAGCCGATTTCTCCTCCTTCGATTGTCGAAATGTCCTGACTCCAGTTACGGAAAATACACTGACTTCCGTTCGGCAAAGTGAACTTTTGCGAGGTAAAGCCATTTTTAAGCGACCACATTACATATCCTATCTTACCTCTACCCAACGACTTAAACTCTTTTGGGAGAGCATCGTAAACGAGCTTCTGCTGGAATTGCACAGAATTTGCCGATGTTTCCGTTAAGCACCATATGATCGTGCCGGGGTTTTCTACGAGGCATTGAACTACCCGCTTGGCCGCCCAAAAACTCTTTCCAGCTCTATTCCCGCCCATGACCAATATCTCGGCATGAGTCTTCAGTTCCTTATCCGCTAACTTCCAAGTATCCAGTTCAAACCCGTGCCGGTATGGATCGTCTTTCTCTTTGGCGATTGCTTCCTCTCTAGTCTCATAATATGCGAGGATTGACTCGGGGGACATGGACAGCATCTCCGATTTTGTCAGAGGCGGGAGAGCGGGGTGCGGTGTCCATGTGAGAGGCATTGGCTTAATGATAACAGATTATCGGTACGATTGGCCGCAATTAGTTAAAATTTTTTTATGGGCTACAATCGGTCGCGGTGATCGGCGGGCCGCGAAATCCGACCCCCCTCCCCCCCTCCTACCATTGCCTAATACTTTTACATAATTTGCACGATCCAAAAGCATTTGCGTAAGTCGCTGATAATCAATGTACTTAATAAATAAACTAACTTCGTGCAATAAGCATTATGTCTAATTGTTCTTGCCAATATCCTTATTGATAATTCATTATCATTATGCCACACCGATTAAAATCATGCCTACAAAAAGACCGAGAGCATATCAGAAAGCCGAGAACCTTCCGGCTAATTTAGTTGTCGAGGAAGCCTGTCCCGCTGTTTGGACTGGGCAGAAGCTTTTTGATAAGAGACCTAATGATTATGCTAGATGTGTACAGATGCTAGCAGAGGGTTCCACGATAACGAGTATTACAAAGCAGTGTAAGATATCAGCCCATACAGTTGCAGTCGTTAAGTCTAGGGAACAGGAAACGCTGAAAGATACGAAAAAGCATCTCCGAGGGTTAATCGGAACAGCGACTCAGCTTGCGGTTGAAAGTCTGATAACTAAACTCCAGGACGATGAAATCCCATCAGGAGTCCTACCAATCGCCACAGGCATCTTAATCGACAAGCATCGCCAGTACGAAGGTGAGCCGACTCAAGTCATCGAAGTAAAGAAATCACTCAGCCTCGATGAGATCCGAGCCGAGCTTGCCAATCTGAAGGATGAAAAAATCATCGAGGCAGAAGTCACCGATACATAACCATCAACGAGAGTGGTATGCTCTCCTGACTTTATTCTTCTTTTTCCTCGAACGAGATTTAATAATCGAATGCTTTTTTATTTCCTTGAAGGTAATATTTAAGATATTGGAGTGAAGTACTACCGACATATAATCTCAAGATAGCCCGAATAATCGCCTAGAAGGCACACAGGGCTGTCTTTTAACTTCGATACATCCAATCTACCACGATAGGGTATAAGGCCGCCAATCCCGCCATTCCTCTGAATGCCCGATTTGCTGTGATTGATTGGCTACCAGTCTTATCGATTGGCTGATGGATATATTTATACCTCTTTGACAGGATTGATCTGTTCGAGCGGTTAATCTGTTTAACGAGTGTATTCATTCTTTCGGTTTTAATCTTTTAATCGGTCGAGCTTGTAGGCTGGCGGAGTAGTTAACCTGGTACGGGCCGCCTTCAGGTGGTTTGGCGCACTGGTGCGTAAGCTTTAGCTTTTGGGCCGGCTACGGGCCAAAGCATTAGTGCGAAGGTTAACTACTTAACAGCCTGTTTTTTATTTAGAGAGTAGTAGTGCATATATACTATATAGGGTCGCACTACCACTCTTCCGACAATAAAGTTAACTTATTCTCCTTTCAGTTTTAGCTTCAAACTGTAGATAGTTTTGTTATTCGGACCACCTTTTTCGACCTCAATTTGATCCTTAGTCATCGATAATATTTTCTTAAAAACATGACCATCGATATTATTATTGGTTTGAGCTTGAAGTAATTCCATTATCTCGTTTCTTCCAGCAATCGGCTTATCTTTCAACAGCTCTAGAAACTTCTCGCATAAGCCCTCATTAATCTTCTTTTGAATGGTGGATATCTGCCCTGGCTTTCTGAATTTAGCTTCTAGGTCGGGTCGATGTATGAAGAGTGGAAAGGTTTCTGCGGAGAATTCGAGGACTTTGGGCGGTGAGAATGGACAGTTTCTATTAGTTGCCTCGAGGACTAGGTGTTCTTCTTCCTCGTGAGAGGTAAGGGTGAGGATAGCGTCAGGATCGCGGGCAAATACCCCTGAGCCGGATGCTCGGTCGATATGATCGGTCTCTGATTTATTCCCTTTGGAGAAGTGGTGGGCAAATACTATGGCGGCACCGGTCTCCTCGGAGAAATCCTCGATTAGGTTTACGATTTCGCCTACTGCCTTAGCATCGTTCTCATCTATTCCTGTGGCTAATTTGTAGTAGGGATCGAGGATGATCAGATCATATTCCCGCCTTTCCGCTCGGATCTTTGTGAGGAGGTCGAGGAGTTCTGCCCGGTGACCTCGGAGCGGCCAATAGTCCAAGTGATGGTTGGGCTTAATCTCTCCGTTAAAGGTTGCCTTGGCTACCCGCTTTATCCGATCCGTACCAAAGAACTTCTTTAGCTCGAAGTCTAAGTATAGAACCTTCGACTGCTTAACCGGCATCCCCAGCCACGGCATCCCATTGGATGCGGCGATGGCCAAGTTAATGAGACTCCAAGTCTTACCCGCCTTACTGGACCCCGATATAATCATCTTACAACCTTCGTGCAGTACGCCCTCAATTATCTCTTCAAGTTCATTCTTCGGATTAGTGGCAAAGTCCATGCATTGGCCGAATGACATAATCTCGGGAAGCGGCTTTGGGTCGTCATTGCTCACCTCGATTGATCGGTTGGGCATATTGGTGACAGTCGGGCTATCGAGCATATATTCCAGCTCTACCGCTTTAAGTTGTGCTTTGTAGTATGGGTCGGTTTCAGGTCTCATTATCTTTTATGTTATTTTTGATTAGTGTTAAAATTATTTGGGGCTGTAAATTTATGTGATTTCTGACAAGCACAATAGCATCTCCCTCGGCTAACCGGTCGGCCATTTTCATTGCTTTAACGGGTGAAATCCCGAGCTTAATAAACCGTCTGACGATGGTTGCTTTAAGAAGAGTATTAATCATTCCCGCCAAAAAAGAATAGGTTGCTGGGCAGAAAATCTCTCGCCCTTCTCGGTCTTTGGTTTTCTCGTCCCCCAAGGCAGTCGGACTAATCCGAGGGGTGAATTATAAATCGATGGATCGGCTCCGAGCTTCATTGACATATGTTTAAACTGCTCGGCCTTACCAGGTATCCAATCGTACCAGCAATGTAAGGACTGACCGCCACTATCGACTATCATCTTAAGGGGGCAGATTGATTCGAGGGTAAGTGCTGGACCAATCTGATCAGCCTTCGTCCAAGTCGGGTCATCGATCTCATGTACTAGATACATCCGCTCACCGGCATTCTCTTTTACCCGAGGACCGATGTGCTTAAATGGATTGTACGAAATAAATTCCATCTGCCCTACCCCTTGACTGATCGCCCAATCGCCCGCCGACTTGATCATAGTATTAAATTTATCCGCTTGGATGTTTATCCATTGGTCGGGGCGGAATAGCTTGGAAACCGCCTCCATCGCATTCAAAGGAATGGCGGAGGAGCGGAGTTGTAGCATTTCAAGATCCTCGGGCTTACCTTTTGCGTTTGTTGAGATTCCGGTATCAATTGATACTCTCTTGGTGGGACTGATAATCTTCTCACCTGAAAGGATTTGATACGCACCGGTTAATGCATTGCGGATCTCGTTCGGCTGGAGTGGTCGGCGGGTAAATTCCTTTGCTACCTCGATGCAGTAATCGTGAGCCTTCTCGAAGTCGGATTGATGCATTGCGGCACGGAGGGTAAGGCGGGCAATAAAGGTATGATGGCCAAAGTCTCCTTGCGGGAGTCTGTCGAAGAACCCCGCCATGTCTGCTGATAGAATTGCCATTTACTCGGAACCCTCACCCTCTATAAACTGCTGGATATAATCAGTCAGCTTGCCTATCGCCTCGTCTTCAATCCGCCTTAAAGTACGGCGAGGTATCCCTGTTTTCGCGGCCAGTTCGGACTGAGTAAAACCCCGATGATCCTCGGGAATCTTGAGGAGCATATTTTTCAGCTTGGCATCGGTTGCCATCTGCTTGGCTATTTGGCTATCGTCCGTCCCCATCGACACTAACCCACCTATCTATCATTCCCTTTGGAAGTCCCGCCTCTGAGACATGGTTATCATTCGGGTCAGGCTCATAGCCTTTGCGAGCGATGTGAACTATTTCTGACAGTACCTCATGTGTATTGCCCCATCTACGAATCGCCCAAGCTTCGTTGGGGAAGCGGATATCATCGAAAACAATAGTTTTATTCCCGATGTAGGGTAGAGCCGCCTTATAAGCTAGATCGATCCATATATTAGGGTAAACCCCTTCCCTTCCCCATTCCGTCCCGAGGCTCTGTAATAACTGCCTGGTATTAATATTGTCGGGAAAGTTGGGTATTGGTTCTTCCTTAAAATGCAGATACTTTTCCCCCGGCAATATCACCTTGAGCATCTCTTTAATGGGAGTGGCGAAGGAGAGAATTACCGCTCCCTCGATTGATTTTGCATAGGTCGATTTACCTACCGCCTTTGGGCCTGTTAAGCCGATAATTTTATTAGTCATGTAGTGATGAATAGTGATGTTATTATTGTAAGTACGAATGCGGCCACGATGTAGGCTAAGGCGAGGACTGAGGTAATGAATAATACGATTAAGCCGATGATTCGGAGGAGGTTCATGCTGTCCCTTCGATCATCTAAGAATTTCCGTCAGAAAGCCTGTCGATGAGTAATTTCACATCGAATCCATAATCATCGAGTTTCATGTACTCTTTGGGGGTTAATCGGAAAGTCTCTCCGCTTGTAGTCTTAACTGTCCAAGACCCATTTAAATATTGGGCGGATGTTACCTGAAATGGGTTTAGACTGAGGTTATCATTTATTTGGATTATCATATTTAGTAGTGGTTTTTAATTTCCCCCTCTGCCGCCAAGGGTAGCCCTGGCATATAGAGAGGTTCTTCGGTTAATAGTTTGATCATTAAATCAAGTGCCGCCTGTCCCTCCGATTCGGCAACTTCAACAGTTACGGAATCGTGGACATGAAGGACAACGGGGAGTCCAGCCGCCTCAATCTTGAGGAGTGAATCTGCCATCAGCTCTCTCGCTGTTGCTTGAACAAGGTTCTCTAAAAGTAATCCGCCATACAGCTTCATCCGCCCCTGTCCTCTGACCTTCTGACCAGTCAACTCTCGGCCATCATCCTTCACATCGAAATATCGGATTGGCTTCCCTGATTTACAGATCATGGTTGCACATTCAGGAGTCTGCCTTGCCTCCTCACGAATGTGGTCCTCGCACTTCTTCCATAGTTCGACAATCTTTGGATTCTGATTGCGGAAATCTTTGACCTGTTTACGGGACTCAGAATCGGTCATATTTAATTTCCCACCGGTTAAGGCCTGTGCCACTTGACCGAATTTCTTCGGACCGCATCCATATCCTAAACCAAGAACACGGGCTTTACATAAGTGGCGAAGTTCGGGGGCTAAGTCCTTCATTGGCTCGTCTTCCGTGTAAAGCCCAGTTGCTCGGCCATGTGCCTCGTAAAGATCGATCCCGCCTCTGACCAAACCTAAGAAATCAAAGTCCCCGCACAAGTACGCTAAGACGCGCGGCTCGATTTGCGAGAGATCCGCAGAGACGATCACTCGTCCCTTACCAGGTGTCAGACATTTCTTTGCCGATGTACCTTCCACCTCATCCCGAGGAATGCCTTGGAAGTTCAGCCCACCCGCACCACTCCAGCGACCGGTATGCGGCGCACCGCAATATTTTAATCGGGTTGAAACTCGATGGTCGGGGCGGACTCGTAAGATCATACTGATATATGTCTGCCTCGCTTTATTTGCTTTCCTCCACCTTGTCATCGCTTCAAGGATCGGAGCGTACTGCGGATTCCTAGCCTTCCATAAAAGTAATTCCGAATCACCCTCCTGAGTCGATTTAGGAGGTTCTACATTCTGCATCTTTAAATAGGCGGCCATAGCAACAGTCGAAGTGGGTTCACCTCCACCTTGTCCTACCCAAGGCAGAAAGGTTTCGACCTCGGCCATTATTGCCTCGGTCTTATTAATAGACTGCTGGCATAGATTTTGATCGATTGCCATGCCTCGGCTTGCCGTCCTTCGGGTAAATGCGGACAATAGAAATTCCTTTTCGGGGAAGGAGGTTTTTAGTTCATTATAAATGCGGATACACGCTCGGCTATCGCCCAATGCATACTGCTTAAAAGATTCATTTCCGAGGATCTCTTCGGGTCGAAGTCCGCTCATCTCATTGCGGGCATCCTTATTAAGTTCTTCGCCAAATAATTCCTTATGACAGCCCGCCAATGACCGCGGCAACTGATGCCAGCTTGCCATATCCGCCGTACAAATCCATTCCTTCGGAGTAAACTGTGGCATCTGTCCCCTCGCCATTGCCATTCGACAGCAGACCGAATCAAACTCGGCATTGTGTGCGCAGATCGATTGGCCGTTTAAGCGGTCCACCGGTAAATCCCTTGGATCTCCAACCCATTCAAATCCGTCATCCGATACCAAAGAAACTATAGTTACCCGAAAGTCGGGGTGCTTTACATAGCGATCGAGTCCCAGCGTTGCCACGCTGTTCTGCTTTGACCAAATGGTTTCAACATCGAGGGCGATCAATTCCGATCCTCCTTTAAAATTGTTTCTGCGGACATTACCGCATTCTCAAGAGTCGGATATTCCAGTTCGGGAAGGTCGGGGGTATCCAGCTTGACCCGCCAATTCATTTTATCGGTATCTAGGATTACATCCGCTTGGCGGCTTCCCACTTTTACGACTACCTTCTCGCCTCGAGGTAATCCCCGTCCCATTTTATATTGTGTTTTCATTTAATACCTTTCCAATCTGTTTCCCTATCCACTCAGCCACATTAACGGTGACTGCATTTCCCATCTGCTTATATCGTGGACCATCTGCCTGTTTGACCACCTTGCCGGTAGCCTTCCACTCGTTCCCCTCAAGGATCAGTTCCATCTTTTCCGATGTCCAATTATCGGGGAATCCCTGTAGGCGTTCGCATTCGATTGGAGTGAGTCGGCGGACGGTTAGGTTTTCTCGGACTCCCATTTGCAGATTGCTCGACTCCGAGTTCATCTGACAATTTATCGTCCCACTAATATCACCCTCCCATGCCGCCTTGTTTGAGCGGTCGGATGCGGTAAATGCCACCCCCACGCCTTCCCCGCCTTGCTGACTACGCAGAGTTACCGATACATCCTCGGAAGCCTTGGGGGTTGTGTCTCCGTTCCATGAGACGACTGAAGGTTCACGCTGCCCTCCGCCCATGCAGTTCAAGGTAGGGCTGGCAACCTCTTTAATATCACCTGTTATTCTAGGTTCACCATCTGCACTTCTAGGTTCAAATGCGATGCCTTCTTGCTGAATTACACCAGGTACATCTCCACCTATTTTAAGGGTATGATTTATATCACCGGTAACTGCATTGTTGTACCAATCTACGCCTTCGATAATCGCCTTACCCTCCTTCACCCATTGGTTCGATCCTACCTTTTCATTATCCTTCGCACATAGGGTGGCCATTAGGTTAGGATCACTTCCTGTGGATTGGGCTTGTAATGCTAAACCTCTACCCGTCTCTAAGTCTCGGTTTCCTAATCCTTTGTAGTCTCTTGCAAGGAGTGTTCCTGCTGTTCCGTTTGGATCGCAGTCGCACTTGCCACCCTCTCCAACGCCTTTTGTAGCATCTCCGGCAGTTCCTTTCCCCGCTTCTCTGCTCGGCGCAGGATGCCCTGGCAGGCTCTCGGTGATAGCGAGTATTTCGTCAACGGATTCGCCTCCAAAATCTGAGACAATGAACACGCGCTTCCGTCTTTGGGCCACACCGAAATACTGGCTGTCGAGTAACCTCCATCCTGTTTCACAAGCCCCGCTGTCGAGTAGCTCTCGGATGCACCTTGCAAGTGCGACACCATCATTTGCACTGAACAGCCCGGCAACATTTTCTGCCACGGCAAAGCGTAGCCCGCATCCTCGGGTTCGCAGTTCCCGAATAAGTCTAGTTGCTTCATAGAATAATCCTGATCGTTTTCCATCTAATCCCTCTCTTAAACCGGCCACGCTCAAATCTTGGCATGGAAATCCGTATGTTATAAAATCCGCATCGGGCAGATCATCCGCCGACACTTTTGATACATCGCAGAACAGGGGAACATTCGGCCAACGATGCTTTAATACACCCGCCGCATTCTTATCCCATTCCACTTGGGCAACACATTCATGCCCCGCTTTTTCCATGCCGAGATCGAATCCACCGACCCCAGCGAATAAACTAATAAACTTTGCCATCTAAATTCCCTTCCTTTTTTTATACCGACCATAATCAAATTCAGCCGATGGGCGGGTTCGCGGGACATCCGTCCGCACAATCCGAACCCGCCCATTCTCGTGAATGATAGTCAGTTTATTTTTATCCCAAAATCGTTGGTATCCTTCAGCGACTTCCTTCGCTAAATTGATTCCGAAATCTAATTCTGTGAATTGAGCCATCGATTTATTTCTTTGTCCTTCTTTCGGATATCGTCCAAAATTAGGTTTAATGTATAGCGGCTCATCGAAATCGATTCCGACTGAGTTACCCGATAAAGGACTTCCTTTATTCGAGCGGGCATGGCGATAAATACACTAGCCTGGTCTATCTTCTCCCCCATGCCCCACTCCTTCGATTTAAACCTCGGCATCTTCGCACTCCTCCTCTTCCCGCTTGGCCTTTGCCAAAGTCATGGCATCAGGCTCAAGACCGGCTAACTCCCTCATCTCATCGATGTCATCCTGATTGACATCTAGGAAGCTGTCCCGAGGTTCTAATAGCCAATATTTATTCTCCATGACTTCTAGGATCGTAGTTTTTAAGACTCCGCCAAAGCTGACAGAGGGCGGTGAAATCGACCCATGCTTTGGCGAGGTCTTCGGGGGAATATTTAATCACCTCGAACCTTCCTGGCTCAGTCGAACTGATGTAGCAGTTAGCTCCGTGGACGCTATGCCCCAACACCGCCTCTTCGCCCCAATAGGTTGCGGCATAGGCGGCTATCTGATGGATTTGGAAGTCGTAGGATGTTACCTTGACCCCTTTCTTCGTCTTACGAGTCTTCCAGTCTAATATAAACTTAGCCCCTTCCGATCCCTGTCCGACAATATCTACAGTACCAGCGAACCCATGATTCGTATTAACCAGCATCTTCTCAAACTCGATGAAGTTAAGGCCATGCTCCTGTTTCCAATCAAGGGCGGGTTGGATATACTCTAATAGTTCATCGGGTATATGCTGACCGGTAAAGTATGCTTCAATCGCATCGTGAACTTTCGTCCCAAAGCTTGCCGCTTCTTCAACAGGCTTTTCGTGCTGAACAAGGCATCGGTCTGCATATCCTTCGTAACTTTCGTCAAGCTTCGCCGGATTATCAAATGCTATACGAAGTAACTGGTCCTGTTTCCATCGCTCCAACCCCGGCTTGGCAAACAGGCCAAGAAGAGTTGTCACGGATGGAAATAGCCCATGCTTCTTAGCATCTCGAAGAGTGGTATTCCGTTCGCCGTCTCCCTTCGCTCGAGGCATAGTATGCTTGGCCTTACCCTCTCGGGTGTACCAATGCCCACCTCCGCCACGCTTAGGTTTTTCTGTTAGAATAGCCACGGATTACCTCCTTTCCACATTTCCAAAGAAAGAGTACCAGGTGGATTGCTCGCTTCAGATATTTCATCCTAACTTCGCCTCCACTTTTTTTATTAAAGATTGCAACGAAGAATCTGTTTCAATGTATCCGCTGTAATTTTTCCAAGTAGATGAAACTTGGCTGTGGTCGCGATCAAATGCTTTTCCGATCTCCGCACAAGTACCTGTCTTTAATTTTCTGCTCAAATAAATGGCGATAGAGCGGGCAAGGGATACTTTTCCAGTTCTCCCTCGCCCGTCTATATCACTTACCTCAACTCCACATTCTTCAGCAGATACTCGTTTAATATCCTCGATCGTCATGCTCATAGAACCATGTCAGCGACTACGGCCAACCAACCCATCATTAGTAATATGTTTATCGGATTCATCTTTAGAATGGTACATTTTCAGGTGCTGGACCTGTAAACTGAGTTCCCATTGTGGCCTGTTGGGGCTGGACGGGCATTGGCTGTTGTACAGGTTGCTGTACGGGGACAGGCTGTGGCTGATCAACTGTCACAGTCGTAGCCGTTTGCAACGGCGCTTGGACGGGGGCTTGCTGAATCGGTTGCGGGTTGAACTTCTGCATAGGTTGGACAGGTTGTACCACAGGAGCATTCTGAACAGCAGATGGTGCTTCGTCTCCAGTAGGGATTACGAATCTAGCACGATCAGGAATCTGATTTTCCATCCCCGCCATGACCGGCATAATTGCAGTAATGTCTGCATATTCCCGATTTTTTTGGCTGACCTTATTAATAATGTTCAGAGTTGCACCCTTGCCTACCATGCTCTCAGTATCGAATCCTCCAAAAGGCATCGTTCCGTTCCAACTCGTTAATGTTTTAAACAACTTACTCTTTTCGTGCAGAGAAATCGTCATCTCTCCCGTTTGAATCATTGTTCCGTCAGTTAATCCAAAAAGGAAACGGCAGAAGTTTTTAGTCTCAATGATGGATGGATCGTCATAGGACGGACGCTGAATGCTCATCGAGTCCTTTACTGCAAGACAGACTGCAAATGTCTGCCCCGCTGGTGCGAGTGTAGTGAGAGGCCAGCCTGTGATAGGTCCGCCTGTGTTTGATGATTGCTGTAATATAGCCATGCTATTTATGTTTTTCTATTCCCTGTTTTACGAGTAGGAGACTCATTGTTATTTATTGATAAGAAAGTGTCTTAATATAAGAATCGCATCGGCTGTCTTGAGGGTGACCCCTTTTGTCGATGGGAAGAACCGCTTGGCGTGGTTTGCCAAAACCTTTTTGCGTTTGCCTGAAGTAAGCCCAGCAAGTCCGCTCAGTCCTTTTTGCCATTCTTGTGGCCGGACTAAAGTGAAAGGTATTTCGGCCATCCGAAGAACCCCCTCAAGGAATCCGCATGATTTGCCTAATTTAAACGAGCTACTAGAAGGAATCATCTTACCGGCAAAGGGCGGGACCAATTCGACCACTGCCTCAATCGATGTGACATCGGGGTGATCTTTTAAGTCTTGAATATGTTCAACAAATTCAAAGTCTTCCCCGAGGGTATGCAGATTAATACTATGCATCCCATCCCAAGCGATTGCGTAACCTCCTGACTTACCTGGATCAATTCCGATAGTCAGCTTCATGCCGCCTCCTCTGAAAAGATGGCGATTACTTTTCGGACATCCGAGGCTAGGTAGTGCTGGCCTCTTTTACGAATGCCAAACTCTCGCTTGAAAGCATTGAGAGCTTTGTCCGATTTAAGTCGGAATATTTCTTTAAGCTCGTCCTTTGTCAGGAAAAGCGCATGATAGTTTTGAAGGTTAGTTTTGTCCATTTTGCCGGTTAGTGTTAAAACCGGCTGGAAAAAACTAAGTCCTATTTATCAACTATTTTTGTCGAAATAGAACCGTAATCCATATTGTGCGAAACAAAATATACGCCAACCGATTATGTTAAGAATTTTAAAGATCAAATTCAACCCATCCACTAGGTTGATAATACTCTTAAATGGAAAGTTTCGGATCATGTCAACAAGTTTGGGTAAAATCTGCTGAAAAAGTATCTTTTTCTTGTTTAATTATCATTTTTTACTATTTTTTTTCAACTCTTTGACTGTTCTTTTTGCTCGAAGTAAGCGGTAATAATTAGAATCTCCCCGAACTTTTTTCTTACCATATCCAGCTTGGCCGCCAACCTGGCCCAAAAGCCTAGCCGCCTCTTTGACCTTGTCCTTGCGGTCGATGATGGTGTAATTAATTCGTTCTCCAGTTGCACAGATTGTATGACCATGCCACTCATTATTACTTACTTGGGCTAAACTGTCACTATTCATATTACACCAAAGTTTCCACTTCCGCTGGACCGCTTCGGGTAGCTTGAGTCTCATATGCCTAAAATCTTGCGCAAAGCACTTACGATTCTCACCCTTATAGTACAATGTGCAACTTAGGTCGTTTATCCATTTTTTAGTTCCTTTTTTCATTTTATCCTTTCGCTAGTGGTTGCGTACAATAAAGGCATGAAATGTCCCGTGCAAGGACTAAATTGCTATAAAATGGGACTATTCTAACGCAAGGGTTAGCGAAAGAAATTGGAGGCTGTTAATAGATTATTTACCGAAATCTTTCGGATAACTTAGCACCGGCACTTGCCGCTGGGGCCATGAAGCGATTACCAGGCATAGCGGGTGCTTGCTGTTGGACTCGGTTGGCGGGTTGGCGGGTTTGTGCTTTGGGGTCTGAGGGCATGAAGTTTACATCTCCCCGACTTAGCTTATCCAAAACTACACCAGCACCCATAGCTACTGCCATATTAGCTTTACCATCTGATCCTCGTAAGTCTTGCCGAGAAGATAAATCCTGAATATCAGCAAAATCTTTTAAGAATGCTTTTTCATTCAACGGTATTGACCAAGGGTAAGCTGAATTAAGGTCAGGGCGATATGTAGCACCACTACCATCGTACTCAGCTATTGCTAAAAGCGAACCCTTTTTAATATCATTATACTCGGGTTGGCGAGTTTCCCTCAATATTGTGTCAGTATCTAATCCTAATTTCTTTAAGCGATCTTGTTTAATCGGTAAAGTCTTGGCATCAAGTTTGCCGTAAATCATAGGAGTGGCTTTCCACGGAATAAGCTCTTTATCCGGGAATACCTTTAAAAAGTCTTCAATCGTTTTGACAGTTTTGAGAGCATCCTTCTGTTTATTTGTCAGACCATTCTTTCCATCAATAGCTCGTTTAAGTGCTGTTTTGATATGCCTGTTAACTGTGTTCTCAGAAATCTTTCCACCATTAATTGCTTCCATGAACTTACGGACATAATACTCTCTAGTCAGGGTCGATGCCCGATGGTTCTCTTGTTTCATCGAAGTAATACCGATCAATGGTTTACCATCCCTTTCCCATCTAGTCTTAAATGCTTTTGCTCCAGCCTCGTTAGTAAAGCCCCATGCATCATTGACAGATAAGTAACCTGGACCGCCTGTAAATGAAATCATAGCTCCATCCGCTTTCTTATCTCCAACTACCGAAAGATCTGCTGTAAGGACTTGAACATTCTTGCCCTTAAACTCACTTAGCGATGCATTCGGATTACTTGGTGAAGGTAGGAATAGTTTAAGCGAGCTATCGTCAAGGGTGAGCATATCGCCTGACTTGGGAATCTTCCCCTTCCCCGCACCCGCTTCGGAGGCCGGCATAAAGAGTTTCTGCCCACTTTCCAATTCGTTACGAATCTGATTAGCTGTGCGATCCGAGTCCCTAGACTTAGTAATATCCTGTGGGTTTATATATTCCCGCCCTTGGCTAAATTCCTGTCCATTCTTATCGAAGCCATAAAATGGACTCTGCTCGGGATTATCTGCTACTCCTGAAAGGCGAGAGCCGTCTTTTAATTGGACTGGGCTTTTAAAGGTTCTGACTTGAGCAGATGTATCCCTTGAAGATTTTGGTCTAAAGTAACTACCAGGTGAACCTTCAAAGGTTTCGGTTGGCATGAAGAGTTTATCATCGAAGGGCGAGTAATTGTTTTTGATATTGAAGTAATCAAATGCGATCCCACTTTTACCGGTTGGAGCAATACCCGCCAACGCATCGACATCGTAGGAACGATATGCGTGTTGGAGTTTAGAATCCTTGGCCGCTAGTAATTCCCTTAGCCTTGCATCTTTTATTTGAGGAGCAGATTCTTTTTGACCAAATACTGCTGTTATTAATTCATTTTTAAAGTTACCTTTAGGATTAATTCTACCTTCATTATCCAACGCTTGTCTTGCAACTTCTCGGGCTTGTTCGATTAACTTGTTCGGGTCTTTGGCAAATCCTTCTTTTACCAATACCTCTACATTATTACGAAGGTATGCTTCATCGATTGCATCCATCTTTAAAGATGCGGCTGAACGAGAACCTTTCGATAGTCCGGTGATTTTGAATCTAACTGGAGATACTACCCTACCCTTTAGCTCATTATCTGAATATTTACTCGGTTTACCCGAGCGGTATAAAAAGTTTAGCTGAATGCGATTCTTTATAGATTCAGTAATGTCATTAATTAATACATTAATCGTCCCCCTTGGATCGTTTCGGGTAAAAACATTTCTAAGCTCGGAAGATAATTCTTTCCCGACAATTGATTGAGGTTTACCACTTCTTGGATTCCTTTCTGAGGACATTTGGCCTTCAGGTTGCTCGTCCAATCGGTTTAATATTTGAGATAATTTTTCTTTTACCTTCTTATTATTTATCCGAAATGCTCCCGAATCTTTTAAGGATATCCCTTGAGCGCCAAACATTCTTTCTACTGCCTGGTCCGCCGATTCGCCCTTACGCACCTTAATCGCCACTCCCCTCTCAGCAAGGTCAACCTTATCCACAATCGACTTTTCTCTCTGCTTAATATAATTCTTATATAAGTTGCGGACTTGTTTATTGCGTTTAAGGATAGGAGATATTGAGATGTCCAACGGGTTACCCGTATTGCCATCCACAGCACCAAACATGGTAAGCACTTTGCGAGATCCATCCAAAAGTTTCTGCCTGAGAGATGGTTCGATAGTGTTAAAGATATTGGGATTATCGACCATCATCATGGCGAACTGCTCTGCTCCAATCTCTTGGGCGAGTTTATTGGCATCCATTCCCACGCTGATTGACTGGTCACCGCTTTGGATGGAATCGTATCCATCTGAAATCTTTTTGGCATCTGCATTTAATTGAATCGAATCAATCGGTGAACCAGCTGAATCAGTTGTAAATGCAAACTCGAATGATTCCTCTCCTGGCTTTGCCTCGTACTGCTCTAAAATCTTTCGGGCAAAGAGTGCATCGTCCTTTATGCCTTGAGTAATAAAATGGTGGCCGAGTTCATGGGTAAGAATATCCATTGCCTCCTTTGAGCTTCTGCCAGCATTACCATCCTGATTAACATAAATAGTATTATCGCCTATATCGTAATGAGCATTGGGTGCTTGTCGAAGGTTTGGATCGTCTTGACGAAGGAAGTCTAAATAAGTCTGTTTATCTAAGAATGCTAATTTAGGCGCACGAATCCCCGCCTCTTCCACTGTGGCAAATGCCAATCGTGCTTCGGGGGATAATTTTTGAAATTGTTTAATCTGATCATCTGCCAACTTGGCATCAAGAAAGTTTATACTCGATTGATCCCTAGCCGCCTGACTCTTTCCACCCTTCATACCAGGTTGGCCGAATGGTAGTGAGCCGCCCATTAGCGTACCCGAACCAACTGCCGCGCCAACACCTTCCGCGCCTTCTCCCGATATATATGCCAATGCCCCATTTAATGTCCCTACAGATGCACCATTAACGAGTGAATTGAATGCTAGGTCGGTTAGCTTGGTAGCACCGCCAGCATGAGCCATAAGGGCGAGCTTACGAAGTCTTGGGGAGTCCGCAGTAGTGGCTAATCGTTGAAGAAATCTTTTCTGCCCGCCAGTAGATGATAGAGCAGATAAAGTTCTTTCTACTCCCCTACCCGTCTTGTTGGCTAAATATCCAAGTGCTTCTGCCCCGGTTAATAATCCGAGTCCTGGGACTTGCCCAGTTAATGCTCCTGTTACCTGTGCGCCAAGGATACCTGAACCGGCAATCTTTGGATCGATAACTTTACTTGCAAGACCCGTAACTGCGGACCTCGGTAGTCCAGCAACCTTCGATGTCAGTTCTCCAGCCTTACCTACTCCACCGGCAATCTTTGAACCGACAAATGCCGACCCTTTAATCGCTTTCCTTGTTCCCGATGCGGCAAGTTTGGCTGGAATAGATGCAACTTCGGATGCCTTGTCTAAACCTTTGGCTACCTCCCCCGCACCTCGGCTTGTCCTCGCCATCGCTTTAGATAACTGCACAAGCCTAGGTGAACGGGCGGCAAAAGCTCCCGCCTTTGCTCCTGTTGCAACTGCCTTTGCTCCGAGAGATCCGCCTTTAGCGATTAATCCGGCGGCTGGTACAAGTAAAGTGGGATCGACAAAGTTTGCTCCAAAGCTGACAAAGTCCCTACCCTCTTCATCGTAGGTTTCGAGCATGGCCGGACGGACTTCTTGATTATAAAGAAAGTTATCCTTGTATCTTTGATACTCCCTTTGCATCTCGTTTTCATCCGAGTAGAAGTTATCCATCGCCGCACCGCCTAGAGTTTTAGCGAATCTACCGAAATCATTTATTCCGACTTGAAATACTCCGCCTACTTCGCTCGCTCCCACATCGCCGGAAAAGAGTTCGCTTATTGCTTTCTTTCCTTCCGATGCTAATGCACCCGCACCAGTCATAAAGGATTCTGTGAAAGCGGCGGTCTTATCACCCAATGATCGACTATCCTCGACCTTCCGCCTTTCAACATACTCACCGAATGATTCGGGAGTGGATGCTAGTTGCTCGTCTAATGCTCGAAGTTCTTGAACTTTCTGTTCATAAGTCAATGGCATACCATCCCCTTCGGGGAGTCCGAGTTGAGCATTAAGAGATTGTAACTCGGCTAATTGTTCCGCTTGGGTTGCCATATTAAAGCCTATTATTGAGAACCATAGTTCGGGACATTTGGATTATCCAAAGTCTGTTGCATCATAGTCCTTTGCTCCAATTGTTTCCTTTTAGCTTGGATGGCATTTTCTAAATCTGTTGGGTCTATGGTATTGGCACTCGGTTGGGTGGTACTTCCATCAAAGGCATCCCTTTCAATGCTTTTAATCGATACTGGTGCGAATTGATACCCTTTAAGAGTTCCTTTTTCATTAAAGTATCTCGCTTGATCTTGCTTCTGTTGCATCGCACCCTCAATAGATTTAATTAGCCTGTCTACACGCTTTTTATTTTCCTTTTCATCGAGCCTTGGGTTGTATGCTCTGCTAATTAAACGCTGTCCCTCTTTTTCAGTAAACTGAGCGCCGAGAACTAGTCGAAGGTTTCTTTGCACGACTTCTTCCACTGCTTCTTTAACTTCAGATGCCTTTGGGTTAAAAATGTCATTAAATGAGTCAGGCATTAATCCAATCATTGCACCCGTTAGATTTTCCGGTTCTATTGCTTTTCCGTCTGCATCTTTTGCTGTTCCGCCCAATCTAGCTGAAGCCTCTTGAAGTTGAGTAAGCCCTTTTTCAACATCTGCTGAATTAAATTCAACAATATCCTTCGCAAACTCCCGATCTATTGTCTCTTGTCCGACTGAAAGGTTTTCGCTTGGATTTTGATTTCTTTCGTTAAACTCTGTTTGCCTTCTATTTTCTTCTGCTTCCTTAATCTTATAGTCTTGAAGTTGCAAGGGAGTCATTGGTTTCGGGGTGTTAGCTTGCATGAAATTCAATGCCAATTGCTGAACCTCGGGGGAATCACCGGCAAACTGCTGGGCAAATCGATTGCCAGTCATATCCATAACAGGCTCGGTCTGTTGGAACTCGGGATTCTGTAAAGTCTCCTGAATAAATGGATTTGTACGGGGATCTTCGGGAGCGGCAAATGCTTGAAAGTTTGCCACTTCTTCTTGTCCCGCTTCGTTTAATTCTCCAGTCGGAACAGATGAATAAAATTTACCTAAGAAATCACCTTTTGCTTGCTTCAACTCATCAGCATCTGCCCGAATCGAATCTCTTTCCGATTGTATCTGTGCGGCTTTATCTCCAGCAATCTTTTCAGAACTTCTGAGGGCCGCCGCTTGTGCGCTAAGTCTGCCTTTTTCGATTTCCATCTGCTGTTCAGCACCTTTTTTCCGCTGATATTCTTTTTGCAGAAATGGATTCTTGGAGATTGCTTTGGCATCTTTTTCCGACACCCCTTGGTTCATCAGATAGCCAGTCATCTCTTCGGACCGAGCTTTCTTTTCCCGCCCTTCGATAAATCCTTTTGCTACCTGGTTAAGGGCATTACCGAATGCCATATTTGCATTCGCATTTGCCTGTCCCGCCCTTTCATAGGCCGAGGTATCGATTCTCATTAAGCCCGCCTGAACTGTATCTCCAATTGCCATAATTATTTCCTTCCAGCTAAAAATCCACCGCCTAATGATCCAATCGCTCCCATCAACCCACTAGCCATTCCACTGGCCGCATTCTCTCGGGCGGCATAGTTTGCTGAGTCATAATTTGCTTTGTTCGCGTATGCTTGCATTCCGATATTTACTCCAGCATCGGGATTAATTCGAGTCACCGATTCCTGTGGCATTCCAAAAAGTGCGGACCTTTCTCCAAATCCTTGGGCTGTGTAATTCTGCCCACCTCTTAGCATGGCCAATGGATCGACTGATGTTTGGCGATTTAAATTCGATGCATAAGATCCAAGGCTTTGTGCTTGTTGGCGATTCTGTCCGATGATATCTCTCAAATAATCTTCTCGGCTCATCGCTTCAGCGGCAATGCCCGCATTATCCATTCCCCTACCCCGTGCGACTAATCCTTCACGGGCGGACTGAGTGGCTCTCCGTCTCATTTCAGGCGATAGGTCAGTCATCTGTGCTTCATTGAACGCCTGATCGGCTAACTGGTTAGCTTGGTTTGTACGGGCTTGCATGAGCGGATCGGATGCCCGGTATGCTTGGTTTAAATCTGCACCAAATCGACCAAGCATAGAAATATCTGACCCCGCCTGTCTTTCCGCCATCCTTGCACCAAAATCCTGTGACCGCATGGCATTTGATTCTGCCAGGCTTGCCATCGGATCGGCGGCCCGTTGAGCCATGTTAATCTGATGCTGTTGATACTGCGGATCGTATCGCTGGCGGACTTCTAGCATCTGATCCTGAAGCCCTGAGTCGGCCATTGCTCCGACATAATCTCGGGCAGATTTTCCAGCGTTAAATTCGGGTAAGGGAGGGGGAGCTTTTCCACCTCCAAAAAGTTTCTGTAAGAAAAACGAGGGGACTCCTGACGAGTTAACTGGTTCACCCGCTCCACCCGCATCTTTGAGCATTTGGGCTTCCTCTTGATTAATGTACGCTAATCCTTCACCTTCAGGTGCGGCAGTATTAAGAAGCATAGCCGCTTGTTTAAGCGGATCTTCGGGGGCAAAAGAAACTACTCCGTCCTTTGTCATTTTACCCTTTGCGCCGGATAGCATAAGAAGTTCCCGCTCGATGGGATTAATATAGGCTAGGGATTCACCCGATGGGGATTGGCTGGCTAAATATTTAATTACATCGTTTTGGGAAATATCTTGATTAAAATGCTCGGGGTTGGTGTCGAAAAATTCAGTATCGTTGTTTGCCCTCAACATTTGCACATGTGTATTTTTATATTCAGGGCTTGTAGGGTCTTGAGCCGCTATCACCTGACGGGGCATAATCTGAGCATTTCTTACCCCACTCAAACGAAGTTGTGCTTCTTCTGCAATTTCCTCTTCTGAAGGCCCGATTAATTTTTTTATAAAGTCCATATTAAGAAATTTTAGTTTTTAACTAGAAGTATGTCCGCAAAGTGCGAGGTGAATGAACTAGCACCAGCCTGTGCAAATATTGTTACGGCCGAGGTAGTAAACGAGACTAATTGAAAGAAGACTGTTGAGGACGCATCGCCAGTCGGATATCTAGTGCTTACTAAAATTTTATCCGGAGTACCACCCGTCCAGCCACTAGGATAATTTATAGTATGCTGTGCTTCTGTTGTTATAGATCCCGAACTAAAAGCATAAAAGGTGGGGACTCCGCTAAAAACACTATCTACATAAGCTTTTATGCTTTGCTGAGTAGCTATGGAGGTAGCCGAATCCGAAGCCATATTATCCTCATCCAAAATTGAAACTAACTCAGGAGTCCCAGCGTCCGCAGTAGTCCGACCAATCACTTTAGATGTGGCTATGTTTTCCAATTTCGCAAGAGTGATCGCAGAATTTATTATTTTACCCGTGGTAACAGCATCATCCTGAATCTTGGCATTAATGACGGAATCCGTGGCAAGCTGGGTCGCTGTGATTCCGGCATCCTTAACTTTTAATTTACTTGAACCTAGAGTAAGGGTCGAATTATCAGTAGTAGAGGCGGCAGATGTGAAAGTCGCTTGACCAATTATGTCGTTTAATTTCTGAGCAGTGACTTGATCGCCACTGCTAAAACTCTGTCCTGTGCTTAATACTGCCATAATTTTTCTCCTATGAAATGCTTGTGGTACTTCTGTCTGTTATTCGGGCATCTATCTTAACTGCCCTTAAAAATGGTCTGCCCGCTGTGGGCTTAAAGTCCGTCTGTATGCCGAATCCCCTTTTTCTTACTCCCAATCGAATCGAGGAATCTTCGCTTGCCGGTAATGTACTGCCCAGCAGAGTGGATATTGATGTGGCCGTGGATGTAGAGTCGGGATCTTCAGTTATAAAACTAATATCGCCATCGGAAAGTCCTTCATCTGAGCTTTTTATATGTAGCTCGGAACGGGCAAACATTTTCCTATCGGCAGTATCAGCATCATATTGGCGAGTTGTACATTGAGATACTACTGCTATTGTTTCGGGAGCCGCCTGACCGGCAGTCATGCTTACCACATCTCCGCCATCCGCTCCATCGACTTTGTGGATTCCACCTTCTTCTGTGGTTAGGTAAAGTGCATTCTGAGAACCTTCTTTGCCTACTATTAATTCACGAATCGCAAACTCGGTGGAGTTAACTGTATCAATACTTTCAAAGCCACCATTAAGGAAGCTGTACACGATTATAGTGTTAAGCTTAGTCGCATCTCCGCTCCCAGGAACAATGTCTAATGGTAAGGCCAGCCAATATTTATTATCGAAATAAACTCCGCAAGACAGATGAACATAGTCTTGGTTAATTCGGTCGATAAATGGCTGGATGGTTTCGGAAATTGGTGTGCCTGTTCCCCGTAAATTATAAGCGTCAAGAAATTCGACTGAATATATACCTTGGTCCGATAAAAACATTATCTGATTGGCTACTTGGACAACAGACTTCCTTGCCGAGCATCCGATCTCTGTAGTTACCACATTGGTCGAAACATCAGCGAGAGATCCGCTTATCCCACTCATAAGATGGATCGATTTTCGATTAAATACTACTAGCGAATCCTTGGTAAAGGGAGTAAGCTGAACGAGGTAATCACTTTGCCCGGCAGACGGCCTAAACTGATTGCCGATTACATCTACAGTATCGAAATCCATGATGTCGGATGCTACAATTTCATCCCTTATTCCTCGGTCCGTGGGATTGACATCCGAGGTATACCAGTAAGGCATCCACAGTCTTCGTTCGTGAACCACTCCCCAAGGTGCGGCGGGTTGATGGATATAGCCTTTCCCAACTGCAAGGGGTTTATTGACTGTCAGAGTTTTTGAATCTCCGATAGAGACATTAGCGACTTCTAAATTAAAAGTAAATTGATTGGCTGTTGGCGCTCCCGTAACTCTGACTTTTTGGTCGGCAAATAAATCGAACGGGCTTGTGCCGGACTGAATAGTTAAGTCATCCCCAGCGGATAGTCCGTGGCTATTTATATCCATTGTTACCACTCCGTCCTGTGCTACTGTTGTGGTGTCAGTCAGGTAAAGCGGTGCGGTGTAAGTTCCGTTCGCAACTCTACTAAAATCCAAGAAAAATTCTACCTGTGCGCCGGAAACATTAAAGGTTGTATTTTGGCTGGTTGCCATCGTGACGGTGAACTGATTTGTCGATGCAGTTGCCACCTGGTAACAGTCATTCGGATTATTGGTCCAATTTCCTAAACCGGTTAAGGTAACATAATCATTCGCCGAGCGGCCATGTGCGGTTGCATTTACTGTTATTGTCTGCCCACTTTGCGATGCCGATGTGATATCCACTCGCTGAACTGCTGGGCTGGCCTCGAGAGTTGTTTGTCGAGTGCGAAAGATATACATCTTCCCGAGTCCTTGAGTCATTTGAACCGGTCCATCGACTGACTCCCCACCCGCCTCATACCGACACTTAAAAAGTGCAGAGTCTTTCAGGCGCAGAATGATACAGGTCGTATCGGTGGCCGTAAAAATATAGTCATCATTATTCGATGTGGCATCTGAGAAAACTGCCGAGCCGAAGACTTCATTTACTCCGTTGTCGTTGAGGGTAAAATAATAATTATCAGGGTCACTTGCATCCCCTCCTTGAAACTTTAAAGTTGTACCAATTGCCGTGCCGGAAGCGACCACGGAAGTATTCCCTACACTTTCACCCTTTACTGTAAAAGTAGTATCTGATCCACTGTTGGCAAAAGTCAGAGTCTTAGTTGTGAAATTGACTGAAGCTAAAGTTTGTGTGCCATCTACTGAAGCATCAAGGTCATCAACATGAAAATCATCACCAGGTATAAATGAAAGTGAAGGTGTTGCATTTAAAACTAAAGTTACCACATTGCTCTGCCTCTGAGCCGACAAGACAATCCAAGGCAATCGGATCGCATTTACTCCCGAAGTGATCGATCCAAACAGAGTCGATAAACCTTTGCGAGTCTGCCAAGTCCCGTCCTTATTCATCCGACCATTCTTCGACAAAGCTACCTCACCAGGCTTTAGCTGATTAGGCCGCAAACGGGCATTCATCCGCAGAAAGAAAGTATCCCCCTCTGAGGTGAATGGATCGTCTAGTTTGCCGTATGAACGATATCTACTCACTTGTTCTTTATTTCTTGGTAAATCTTGACCGCCATGTAAATGATTGTCATAGCCCCGGCAATTAAACCTACGATTTCATGTAGAGATCCGCTTATGCTCGCTAACGAGCCACCAAAACCAGCTAGTGCAGTGCGATCCATTAGAAAAGCCAATCGATTATGATGATGCCAACGACTAGTCCCGCAAATATGGTTATCATTTTAGCTTTTTTCGACATGTCCAAGAACTTGTCTCTTAATAATTCAAGATTTCTCATTTCGGGAGGGAGGTTTTACGGGGAATGGTGCGCGAGTCTGATGTTTAATTGCTTCAGTTTGAGAGCATTGACGGGCAGTGCGTTTTGCCACGAAGATTGGAATGGCGAGGTAGCCTCCGAGGAGGATGGCCGCTCCGATTAGAATTTTCTTTATGTAGGAGGTGAAGGCATCGAAACCTGTTTTGTGACTTTCCATGCCCTTTGCAACTAACTCACTCACATCTCCGTGTGTAAGTAAATCAAGCTTTTCTTCTGCTTCGATGAGGGCATCTTTGTTTTTAAGTGCCTCACCAGCAAGTACACCTGCACCAGCACCAAGTGCCGCAGTACCTGGGCCACCTAGACTACCTACTCCACCACCAGCTATACCGCCAAGTGTTGGGTAAACAGAGCGCATCGAACATCCTGTGAGGCATAGCGCCAATACTATTATGGCGGTGTAGATCATTCGCCAGGAGGTTCGTCAGGAGTCCACTCGTCTGTTGCTAGAATTGTCATTATTTCAACCCATGTATATTCGGTCTTTCCTGAGAGGAATGATGGTTGAGTTCCTTCGTACTTAACGATAGTTTTTGAACTATCAGACGAGTATCGAAGATCATTTGCTGATTGTTCTATTACTTTATTAAAGTCTACCTCATTAACTTCATCGGCACTTATTATTACATATTTTCTCATAATTAATTAAGGTACATCGACTGATGCGGTTGCTCCATTCACAGTTAGATCTATAGTTGTTGTTGCGTTTCCTTGGTCTTTGACTGAAGAAGATGCACCACCCTCAAAGTCTCCCATTCTCCACCAATGCAAAGGGGAAAGAGAACTTAAATCGTCAGGTGATCCGCTGTTATAAATTGACGATACATTGCTTGTTTGATCAGAGTTCCAAATAGCTACCTCATCAATAACTCCAGGAAAATACTGCCCGAAATTACTTCGTCCTATATACTGGACTGTAAAATCTCCAGGGTTTGATGAGTTGGCTGTAGGTGCTGGAGTTCCTAAATTATTTCCGTTGACATAAAAATTACAATTACCGACTGAACCCGAACTATTATCTATAGCCATTACATGAAACCATGTGCTAGTATCAATCGTCCCTGTGTAATTTTTGTATCGTGCGTTTGTTGTTCCGTCTTGCCAATAGATATATTTGTTAGAAGGATTCCAAGCTAAGTAAGGGTTATTTATGCCTCCGATAATACTAGCTATGCCTACGCCTGACCCTACATCTGAAAATTTAACCCAAGCTGATATTGATTTAGCTCCTGAAAAAGTCGTTGAACTAAATGAGCATCCATCATCAACTCCATCAAAACTTAATGAGTGAGCGTTACCACTCCACGCTGCTGGGTCAGTCTGTAAAGCTATACTATCTAAAACATAAGAGTTAGATGCGTAGTTTATTAAATCTACAGTTTGATATTGATTGACTGTGAAGTTCTTACCACCTATTGCAGATAAAGTTACTCCCGAACCAGCCACTACACCAACAAGACCTGACCCACCTTGTACTAATTTGCAATTAAAACCAGCAGTAAGGGAAGATGGAATAGTAACAGTTATGGTTGCAGAGTTCGTGCAAACTATGACTTTACCGTTATCACTATCACTAAGTGTACGAGCGGTTGTTGTTTCCGCTACAGTGCTAAAGAAAGCAGAACTAAAGTCCTTTAAAGAAGCATCCCCAGCACCAGCATCACTAGCTGCGATGTAAAGTTTATCATCGAAGGTGTTGTAAAACATCTCACCCTTACTCGCCTCTCTCGCAAACTTTAAGTGATCGTTGCTGGCACTCCCTGTCTTAACAGCGATGGAGTAATCCTTGCGTCCTAACTTTTGCTGTGCCATGACTTAGGAAGCTGTACCTGCGTTGATGCAAGGTGAGGATGGGCGAAGGCGATAGTCGCCGTTTGCGGCATCTACGAATAGTGGGTCTGTTTCAAATAAGTTATCTGTCCCTCCACTTGTCTCTCCTGTGTTATTAAAACAATTATTTTTGTAAATTAAAGGAGTATAACCAATCGTTTCACTATTCTCATTCCCTACGAAAATGTTGTTTTTAAAGGTTGAGGATGTGATTCCACTTGAGTAACTCGAAAGTTTAGTAGCTAAACCGCCTGTGAGTACGATGGTGTTTCGTTGTAAGTCTATTTGGTTGTAGCCGTCTTGGAAGGCATCACCTCCGACTATTGCTCCATAAGCACTTGATGAACTTCCTCCAAGGATCACAGAATCGCTTAATGTAAGAGATGTTGTAGGCGAACTGTGTCCACTAAACCAACCTCTATTTGTGGCTGTTAGTGTGAGTGACCCCATCTCTAAAATACAGCCTTCAACTGTAACAGTTGCTCCCACTACATTCCCAGCCGCTATTAACCCATAGGTAGCAGATGATGAATTATGGGAAACTTTAAGGGATTCCAACTTGATTGAGTAGGAGGTATTTCTTGCATTAATCGCACCTCCGTAAGTACTTCCTGAAGTAGATAAAACAGCCTGTGTGCTTTCGCCTACAAAGGTAAGTGATTTTGGGAGAGTAACTTGAGCATCTTCGGAGTGTGTGCCGTTAAGAATGGCGATAACTCCTCCACTAGAAGCATTAGTCATTGCAGTATTAAGGGAGGTGTACGGGTTATCAAGCGTACCTGAGTTTGTTCCTCCATGATTGGAATCGTACCAAATGGCGGATGGGTATTTAGATTGAATGGATGCTATAGACATGATGAGTATTAGTTAAGATTGAGTTAAGCGATTGAACCGCCTGAGATTAAAAGTGGTGATGGGTTTGCTCCTATATCAGGAGTGTTAAAGCCTTGTCTAATAGGTAGCCCATTTGCACCTAAGCCATCTGAGTCTCCTGTTATAACTGAGTAAGTTCCTGATGTTGTGGTGATTTCAATGTCAGGTTCTGTTGAATCTTCTGAGACTGACAAGCCAACTGTTATTGCAAACTTACCTAACGAGTTTATAATATTTAAAGTTCCGTCAGCATCTGAAGCTAGCATCACTGAGTTAGTCGGATTATCTACTACTAAGAAGGATTGATTTGGAAATGCTCCGATGTGTGGATTGTCCGTGCCTCTTAGTTGAGCATCCCCAACTACAATATCATTGAATGAACAAGTACCATCTCCGTCTTCTCGTAAGAATTTAGTAGCTCCTGTTTCTCCTGTTGAAGTAACTGCTGTGCCGTCTACTGCTGCTGCAGGTAAGTTAGTTAATTGCGATCCGTTAATCGCTGGCAACCCAACTGCATCCAACACTACTACATTACCATTCGATGTACCTGTGTTTGCGACTGCTGCTGTACCAAGTCCAAGATTCGTCCGACTCGTTCCGGCATTCGCAACATCAGATAAATTATTGGATGCGAGTAAATCCCCTTGTGGGGCGGCGGCTACTAGGTTGGCAACAGTTACTTTTTTTGTTGTACCTTGTGCCGAACCAGTGGTGTCCGAGACATCGGTGATTGGGATAATATCTGCGGTATTTGGGGTTCCGCCGAGAGATGAAAGTGAACTAATGCGCCGATTTGCCATAATATTTTTCCTTAATCAAATGCTAAAATGTTTCCGTCTTCTGTGTTTAAATAGGGTCCGCTTTCTGCTTGAATTGCACCATCGACTCCGATGGGCGGAATGTGCGAATCTGCATCCGCCTCCCCTATCATCAGCCCTAGTGCGAGATCCGGCATCGCTTATCCTTTGTACAAGATGCAAGCTCCCGAAGTGAGCGAAACCGATGTGCAAGGTACATACAGAACTTGCCCAGCCGCAAAGGTAACTGCATCGGAAATTAAGTCCGCTGAGTCATCCATTTTGCCGACTAGAGCGGCAAGGACCGAGTCCTCCGTGAATTGGATTGCAGTCCAGCCATCTGTGCCGTTTGTGTGATTAGCGGTATCGTTGGCATAGGCACAGCCATTGCTACCCATGCTGTTATTTACATTAATTGCTGATAATCCCATAATTTTATACTGTGGTTAAAATGTTAACTCCGAAGCTGTAGCTTGGATAAGTGTTGACCGATATTTTATTCATTCCTTCTAGGCGTTCGACTCGGTCGATTTCGAGTGCCAAGGTTTCTTCTGCCATTTGTTCCTGTTGCATTGATTTCTCCAACTGGCCGTCTGATTTGTACCAGTCGGAAATGGTCGCTAAAAGTAAGTACCTCTCCAAGAATCTTGGGAGGTCGGGATCGCCTGACTCACCATAACTCGATGGAGTTACCTGGTTGCCCATTACGAATACTGAATCCTGTGAAGAATTGGCGGGTAAAACTAAATACCCATTGATTAAATTGTAATCTAATTTGAATGCTGTGCGATCTGATAATGGATTCTTATCGAAGACCGAAAACACATCCATTAGATTGGCATCGTTGTCTATCTGAACCGCTTTGTCTGCCACGATTGGCGAGGTAACGGCGGCAACAGTCTTCTCCACTACTGTCATTAGCTCGGGCCATTGTGCGCGGGTCCATGCCCCCTTTACTCGGTCGTTTAACGAGTTCTTGAATGCTGTTTCTTCTACCGATAATAAAGTATCCACCCCGATGGCCGAGGTGAATCGATTTTTAAGTTCGGTATAGGTTACAGTCCGCATCTAACTTCCGATTACCGTTTCGGGGTTCGATTTTGCGAAGTCTCGGCGATATTCTGAATCAGACATACAGCCCTTGTTTTGGATCTCATGTCTGAGAAAGGTAGTCGCATCAATTGCAGATACTAAGCGGAAATCTTTCCCTCCACTAAGTTTCTTGGCATTCTTTCGGGCGGCGATTGCTCGCTTACTATACCCAGCTTTTTCTCGCTCGGCATCCCGTTCCACTTTCTTCGAT